GGAACAGGCACTTACGTGGTATAAAAATATGGCATCATTCACAAAAATTGGATTAAACTCAAAAGTAATAGAAGTTCTATCGGTACATAATGATGTACTTAAAGATGCTGATGGTGTTGAACAGGAAGCTTTGGGTATAGATTTTTTAACTAAACTTACTGGTTGGGCTATTTGGAAACAAACCTCTTATAACAATAGAAAGAATTATGCTGGAGTAGGTTATATGTATGATGATAACAGAGACGCTTTCATACCACCCAAACCTTATCCATCATGGGCATTAAACGAAGGAACTTGTCAATGGGAGTCTCCCGTTGCGTATCCAGATGATGGAAAAGCTTATAATTGGAATGAAGCCACTCAAGCATGGGATGAAATAGTATGAGCACACTGAAAGTAACAAGAATTCAAGCAGTCAGTCTCGGTTGGTCTTAATCTATACCTTATAACTCTAATCTCATTAGGCCTTAATTCTTATAAATAGTCAAGAAAGAATTGAGGTTTTTTTATGGCCACCGCCCAAAATATAGAAATAGATCAGGATTCTGATTATTCTAAAACTTTTACTGCAAAAGATGATACAGGTACAGTAATTGATTTAACTACTGCACCTAGTACTCTTGCGGCACAAATTCGTAAATCATACGCCACAACTACGGCTACTGATTTTACAGCTACTGTAACTCCAGCTGTAACTACAGGAGAATTTACTCTAGCATTAACTGATGTACAGACTGCAGCAATGGAAAGAGGTCGTCATGTATATGATGTAGTACATACTGTTACTTCTACTGAAATTAAGACACGAATTATGGAAGGGATTGCAGTTGTCAGTCCTAGTGTAACTAGATGAGTCAGACATCTCAATCTTTTGTAGATCAATTAGAGGTTGCTGCAATAGGTACAAAGAAGGCTGCTACTGCTCTATCTCCATCGGAATTTAAGACTCCTCAGCAAGATAAACTTGCTGATATGAAGGCTTATAAAAGACGGCAAAAGAAAATGGAGAAAGGACTTCTGAATCAAGAAGTAGAAATTGAAGAAGAAGATTATCCTACAGCGATGAAACATTTTCCAATGCAACTTGATAAAGAAGAAGATGATGGTGAATGGATAACTGGTGATCCTGACCTTCCTATTGGTTGGGAATTTAAAGGAGACCCTCTAAAGAAAGCATATAAACAAATTAAGAAAGATAGAGCAACTGTTACTAAGAAAGGTGATCCAACTGTTGAAGGAGCATTAAGTGAACTGGCTTCATTATTTCAAGGGATTGCTGGTCAAGAGCCAGAGCCAGAAGTAATTGAAGTAGAACCTATTGTAGAAACTGCACCACAATCTATTGTGCCTTATATAGATCCTATAGTTATAGAAGAAGCAACAAATGAATTACAGACATTGTTTACTGATATGTCTGGCATTGAATTGTTTGGTGAACGACCCAAGTTTGAGGAAGAGGAAGTAATAGAAATACCTGTTACTCCTCCAGAAACTTTTGATATCAGTGAAGTGATATCTACGTTTGAACCTAAAAAGGATCTTAATGGTTCGGCATCAAGAGTATTACAAGATAATACTTATTATGATCCGAATGATTTTAAACGTACACAAATTGTTCAAGATGTAGATGATTTGTTGGAGAAGCATAAATCAGAACTTCCAGAGGAACAATTTAAAATTCTCAAAACAGATGCGGCTGATAAGACCGCAGATTATTTAAGTAAACTGAATCTTAAAGAATTTATAGTTAAAGATTCTATGCCTTTTACTGGGGCTAATATGCCTTTAGTTTCTTCCCCACAATTTACTATGGCTGTTAGTGGTATATTGCGTAAGATGATGGCCACAGGGCCTGGTACTGGTGTAGTTGAAATATCACAATTAGATGATGTTGATACTACTAATACAAGTTCTACTTACCAATTCTTGGCGTGGGATACTTCGGTAAAGAAGTTTGTTGCGGCAGAAGGAACAACACCTGTTGGCGATATCACAGGAGTTATAGCTGGTACAGGTTTAACTGGTGGTGGCAATCAAGGTGAGGTAACAATTAATTTAGATACTGTTTCGGTTGCTTTAGGTGGTACAGGAATTACTGCGGCGGCTAAAGGTTCTGTTTTGATTGCAAATGCTGTTGATACCTTTAGTGCATTGTCGGGTAGTACGGATGGAGATGTACTTACTTATAGTTCCGGAACAGATACAATATCTTGGTCTAGTAGTGTAGATGGAGGCACATATTAATTATGACTGCTATTAAAATAAAAAGGTCCGAGGCCCCAGGTGCGGTTCCTAATATCCAACAACTCCAAGTGGGTGAAGTGGCTCTTAATACGGTTGACCAAAAAATATATGTAAGAAATAGCGAAGATCAGATTGTGGTGGTGGCAACTAAAGGACAAACAGCCGACGAAGTTACGGCAAAGGCTGCCGTAATGGCGATAGCATTAGGATAAAGATATGGCAATACCAGCAACAAAAGCACAATTTGGAGATTGGTGTAAAAGAAAATTAGGGTATCCCGTTATAGACATAAACGTGGATGCAGATCAGGTAGATGATCGTGTAGATGAGGCTATCCAATATTACCAGATATTTATGGAAGGTGGTAATAGACGTATGTATTTAAAACATAAGATTACTCAGGCTGATAAAGATAGAGGTAAAGTTAATAGTAGTGAAACGGTAACAGAAACTATAAATCAGCCAGCGAGTACATTGAGTGGTGCAGTATTAGAGAATGGAACATCTGTAACTCTAGCTGATGCTTCACAATTTCCTAAAAGTGGTACAATAGTAATTTCAGCAGATGCCACACCTAATGCCGCAGAAACAGTGGCGTATTCAGCCAAGAGTACTAATACTTTAACTACATCAGCCTTGGCTAATGATCATGCTGATGAAGCTGTGGTAACTTTGAGTGTATCTAATAAATGGGAAATAGCACAGAATTATTTAATAATGCCTGATGGTATAGAATCTGTATTAAGAATATTACCTTTTGATAATCGTGGTACTTTGAATATGTTTGATATCAGATATCAGTTAAGACTGAATGATCTCTATGATTTTTCAGACATTTCTGTTATATACTACCAACAGGTATTATGGCAATTAGATTTACTTGATATGATTTTGGTGGGTGAAAAACCTATTGAGTTTAATGTGAATCAAGATAGAGTCTATATTAATATGGATTGGGATAATGATATAAGTGTTAACGATTATATTGTTTTTGAAGTTTATCGGAAGATTAACCCATCTGAATATACACAAGCCTATAATGATTTCTGGTTAAAGAGATATGCAACTGCTCTTATAAAGAAACAGTGGGGAGAGAACCTTATTAAATTTCAAGGGGTAACTATGTTAGGGGGAGTCACTATGAATGGTGAAACTATCTATAACGAAGCCAAAGAAGAAATTGCAACTCTAGAAGAACAGGGTAGATTGACGTTTGAAACTCCTGTTGATTTTGATATTGGGTAATTGAATGAGTACTAATGTATATTTTTCTAGAGGGACTCCTAATGAGCAACACCTCTACGAAGATTTAGCCATTGAAGCCATCCAGATATTCGGCCACGATGTGTTCTATATCCCACGGACTCTCGTAAATAAAGACGAGCTGTTTGGTGAAGATGCATTGTCACGATTTGATGATGCATATGGTATAGAGATGTGGATGGAAACTCAAGAAGGTTATGAGGGAGAGAAAGAATTAATTTCTAGATTTGGTTTAGAGATTAGAGATGAAACGACTTTTGTTGTTTCTCGTAGGCGGTGGGATAATACTGTAAGTAGTGATGCAAATCTTATAGTATCTACTAGGCCTGATGAAGGCGATTTAATTTATATGCCTACAGTTAAGAAACTGTTTGAAATCAGTTTCGTGGATCACGATGATCCGTTTTATCAGGTAGATAATCTTCCTGTTTATAAATTGTATTGTCGTACCTTTGAGTACTCTAGTGAAGTACTTGATACAGGCATTTATGCTATTGATGATATTGAAACTAAGAGGAGTACTGATGCTCTTGCGTATGAATTCTCTCTTGAGAATCAAGTTGCATATAATGAAAATATTGGACAAGAATGGGGTACTATATACGATCAGAGTCCTTTACCAGGACCACCGTGGCCGCCGGCAGATATAGATATAATGCTAGAAGATGGTACTACGAATCCAAACACTACCGGTGATAATCTTCTTGCTGAAACAGATGAAGCAGGCCTTTCAATTCTTACAGAAGATTCAGATGCTTACTATTCATTCTTTATTATTAATGAAGATTATAGATTATCAACAATAGACACACAATCGGAGAACGAATGGTTTGAAGATAGGGCAACAGGTAAGATTGGTGAGGCCGTCCTAGACTTTACAGAAAGTAACCCATTTGGTGATCCTACGGAGAGTATGTAATGTTAGGACAATATTTTTATAACGAATCATTAAGAAAAACTATCATAGCGTTTGGTAGTTTGTTTAATGATATCTTTATCACAAGACGTAATAGTGCAGGAACAGAAGTACAATCTATGAAAGTTCCTTTGGCATACGGACCAAAACAAAAGTTTATGGTACGTCTAGATGCTGATCCTAATTTAGATCAGAAGGTGGCAATTACATTACCTAGAATTGGTTTTGAAATTGCTGGCCTTGATTATGATCCTTCAAGAAAATTGAATCGTATTATTAAACGAAAAAAAGTTTCGCCGGATGCGGACAAAAAATTAAAGCAAATGAGTACACAGCATTCACCTGTACCCTATAATTTAAATTTTGAATTGTTTGTTATGACTAAAAATTCAGATGATGGTATTCAGATTGTCGAACAGATATTACCATTTTTCCAACCAGAATATACAGTAACTATTAAAGAAGTTCCTGAAATGGATGTGGTACGAGATGTTCCAATAGTACTGAATAGTATCGGTTATGAAGATACTTATGCAGGTAGTTTTACAGAACGTAGAGCGATTATCTATACGTTTAATTTTGTAGCCAAGGCTTATGTTTATGGACCAGTTACTACAGCGAAGCCGATTACAAAGGCAGAAGTTACTGCATATGCAGACTTGCAGGATAAGGCACCACCTAGAGTTGCGAAGGTTACTCTGGAAGCCTCTAGTGCTCCAGATGCAGATGATAACTTTGGATTTAATGAAACTATAAGTGAGTGGATGGAGAGTTAATGAAAAAAATTGATGAGAAAATAAGTGACGCTCTTGGATTAACACAGGATATTAAAGAAGAAATTTTAAGTCCCAAACCTCTTGTGCCAAGGCCTAACGACACTTTAGATCATGCTGATGTAGACTATAAGTATAGTCGTGAAAACTTCTACAGCCTCGTTGAGCGAGGGCAGGACGCAATAGATGGTATACTTGAAGTGGCTAAAGAGGGTGAACATCCTAGAGCATACGAAGTAGTTGGTCAGTTGATTAAAAACGTAGCTGAAGTCACAGAAAAGCTGGCTGACTTACACGATAAGATGAAGAAACTTAAAGAAGTTCCTGATCATGCTCCCAAGAGTGTTACTAATGCATTGTTTATTGGTTCAACAAAAGAATTACAAAACCTTTTAAAAGACAAGAGTAATGGATCTACGAACAAATTACAAGGGTAATCCAAATCTAAAGCCGGCTGCTATTGAGCATGCTTATAGTAAAGATGAAGTAAAGGAATTTATAAGGTGTCAGAAAAATCCTGCATACTTTATAGAAAACTATGTAAACATTGTCAGTATTGATGAAGGCTTAATCCCGTTTAAACTTTACGATTTCCAAAAGGAGATGGTGGGGACTTTTCATAGCAATCGGTTTACTATCTGTAAATTGCCTAGACAGTCAGGCAAATCGACTACGATTATATCATATCTTATTCACTACGTTATTTTTAATGAGGCAGTGAATGTAGCTATTCTTGCTAACAAGGCCGCAACTGCGAGAGACTTGTTAGGGAGATTTCAACTTGCATACGAGCATCTACCAGAGTGGATGCAACAGGGGGTAATGAATTGGAACAAGGGTTCTTTGGAGTTAGAGAATGGTTCTAAAATTATTGCGGCGAGTACGTCCGCATCTGCGGTTCGTGGTGGTTCATATAATATTATTTTTCTTGATGAGTTTGCTTTTATTCCCTCCAACATAGCAGAACAGTTTTTTAGTTCTGTGTATCCTACGATTACTGCTGGTCAGACATCAAAGGTGATTATAGTATCTACACCACATGGTATGAATATGTTTTACAAGATGTGGATGGATGCTGTAAATAATAAGAGTGAATTTATACCAATAGAAGTACATTGGAGAGAAGTGCCTGGTAGAGATGATGCGTGGAAAGAACAGACAGTAAAAAATACAAGTGAACAACAATTTCTACAAGAGTTTGAATGTTCATTTCTTGGGTCTATTAACACTCTTATTTCACCTACAAAAATTCAAGAGATACCTTATGCAGACCCCATAGAATCTAATGCTGGTTTTGATGTACATGTAAAACCACAAAAGGATGCTATGTATTGTATTTGTGTAGATGTAGCTAGAGGTGGATCAAATGATTATTCTGCGTTTATAGTAATTGATATTTCAACAGTACCTTATAGATTGGTGGCTAAGTATAGGAACAATGAAATTAGACCGTTTGTGTTTCCTGAAATCATTTATAATATAGCTAAGGCTTATAACGAGGCTTATATTTTAGTAGAGATAAACGATATTGGTGGTCAGATTGCTGATGCATTACATTATGATTTAGAATACGAAAATATTATAATGAGTCAGATGCGTGGTCGTTCTGGTCAGGTAATAGGTAGTGGGTTTGGTGATGGTAAAAGTGAGTTGGGAATTAGAACTACTAAGGCTGTTAAGAAGGTGGGCTGTTCTAACCTTAAAACTTTAATAGAATCTGACAAATTGATTGTAGAAGATTTTGATTTGATAGTAGAGATGTCTAATTTTATTCAAAAGGGTTCATCATATGAAGCTGATGAGGGAGCCTCAGATGATTTGATGATGTGTCTAGTGTTCTTTGCTTGGTTGGCTAACCAACCTTACTTTAAAGAATTGACTGATGAAGATGTACGACATCGCTTGTTTGAAAGTCAACAGAAAGCTATTGAGCAAGATATGTCCCCGTTTGGTTTCATAGATGATGGAGTAAGTTATACAGAGACAAGTGCTTTTACAGATGTAGATGGGGATTATTGGGTACCTACTGATGCACCTGATTTCTTTGATGAAGAAAGATTTTAAAATTCTACACCTAAAGATAAATCATAACTGGCTTTAATTGCA